TCTGACGAAAAAGCTGCCGCACACATTCGGCTGCACGGAATGGGAAGCGACGATAAACCGCAAGGCAAACAGATACTCGGAGGGCGCACGATGAATGACGCAGACATCGACAGCATCACACGATTCATTGATTTCCGGCCGATCGTATTTCTCGACATCGAGAGCACGGGTGTCGACACGGAGAATGATCGGATCATCGAGATCACGCTCGCGGTGTTCGATTCTCTCGGCGCCGAGGAGCCGGTGACACATCGGATCAATCCGGAGATCCCGATTCCAGCCGAGGCGACAGAGGTACACGGCATCACGGATGCCGGCGTCGCGAGCTCACCGAAATTCGCCGAGCTGGCGGATGAGCTCCTCGAGGATCTCTCGGGTGTTGATTATGGGGGATTCAATATCGTCGGTTTCGATCTGCCCATCCTCGAGGCTGAATTCAAACGGTGCGGCATCGCATTCGACTGGACGCAGGCATACATCGCCGACGGATACGCGATCATGTGCCAGCAGGAGCCGCGCAGCCTCGAGGGGGCACTGATGTTCTATTGCGACAAGCCGCTCGAGGGCGCACACGGATCCCGCGCAGATGTCGATGCAGCGATCAGAGTCATCGCTGCTCAGGCAGAGCGATACGGCATCGAGCTGGCGGAGGATCTCGACAAAGCCGGCCGCCGGCCGGAGTGGGCAGATCGCACCGGCCGGCTCAGGCTCGATGCTGATGGTGTGCTCGTGTTTGGATTTGGCAAGCATCAAGGCACGCCGATCACGGAATGCATCGAATATGTCGAATGGATGCTCCGCAAGGATTTCCCATCTGACACGAAAGCTATGCTCAGCAAAGCGATCGCCGGCCGGCATCCTGGGAGGCACTAGGATTCGCGCCGGCCGACGATCGAGAGCAGCCTGTCGGATAACGCTCGAGGTGTCAATTTTCCACGCCGGCCGCCGGGCTGGCTCTCGGCATACCGTGCGCGATATCATGCGGGCATGGCGAGACTCACAGTCAAGCAAGCCGCATTCGTTGGTTTCTATCTCGGCACCGCAAAGGGCAATGCGACGCGGGCCGCCGAGCTCGCCGGATACTCGAAAAAAACAGCCTATGCCATCGGTGCCGAAAACCTCAGAAAACCTCAGATCTCAGCGGCGGTCGCAAAGCGGCAAGAGCGGCTCGCGGAGAAATTCGCGATCACTCAGGAGCGGATCGCTCGCGAGCTCGAGCTGCTCGGATTCAGCAACATGCTCGACTATCTCAGGATCAGCGGCCGCGGCGAGCCATTCGTCGATTTGTCAGAGCTCACTCGAGAGCAAGCCGCGGCACTCTCCGAAGCGACGATCGAGGATTATGTCGAGGGGCGAGGTGATGATGCTCGTGATGTGCGGCGAGTGAAAATCAAACTCAGCGACAAGCGACATGCTCTGACGGATCTCGCGAGGCTGCTCGGGCTCGAGGAGCCGAAACGCACGGAGCTCACCGGCAAGGATGGCGGGCCGATCGTGACGAGCTCGATCGACGTGAGCCAGCTCTCGACAGCCACACTCCGAGGCATCAAACGAGATCTCGCAGCCGCCGGCGAATGACGGGCACCGCGGCCGCAGATTTCGGAGCTGGCACTCGAGTCACATTGCACGGTGCCGAGGAGCTCGAGCTCACTGAGGATCAAGTCGACGCCGAGCTCGCGAAACGATCACTCGCGGATTTCGTGCGGCTCGCATGGCCGATCGTCGAGCCCGATGAGCCGCTCCGCTGGAATTGGCACATCGACGCTCTCTGTGAGCTCCTCGAGGATGTCAGCGCCGGCAAGCTGAAACGAGTGCTCATCAATGTGCCACCGGGCACGATGAAATCACTGCTCGTGTCGGTGTTCTGGCCGGCATGGGAATGGGCACAGCGGCCGCAGCTCCGATATCTGACTGCCAGCTACTCGAGCGAGCTCACGGTGCGCGACAATCTCCGCGTGAGAGATGTCATTACCTCGGAATGGTATCGCAGGCATTTCTCGGCTCAGCTCCGTGATGATCGAAACATCAAAATCAAATTCGAGACAACGGCATCCGGCTGGCGGATAGCCTCGAGCGTCGGCGGCCGAGCCACCGGCGAGCATCCGGATCGAATCATCATCGACGATCCGCTCAGCGACAAACAATCTCGATCGGCTCTGTTTCGTGAAGCGTGCCGGCAGTGGTTTGATCGCACAATCTCGACTCGAGGCAAGGCTCGAGGGGCTGCCATCATCGTGATCATGCAGAGGCTACACACGGAGGATCTCGCAGCTCATCTCATCGCGAAACAGAATTTCGAGCATGTGCTCCTGCCGATGCGATTCGAGCCTGATGGAGTCAAGCCGGATATCTGTGCATGCCACAGCGGCCGGCCGGATACTCGAGACATCCGCACCGACGCCGGTGAGCTCCTCTGGCCGGAGCTGTTCTCTCTCGAGAGCATCGAGGAGCTCGAGCTCGATCTCGGGCCGTATGGCACCGCGGGGCAATTGCAGCAGCGGCCGGCTCCGGAGGGGGGAGGGCTGTTTCAGCGATCATGGTTTGAGATCGTCGACGCATCGCCGGCCGATGGCGATCGCTGCCGAGGATGGGATACGGCAGCGACGGAGCTCGGCGGTGATTTCTCCGTCGGCTGCCGGCTCTCGATCACTGGCGATGAGGTGTTTGTCGAGGATCTCACATTCGGGCAATGGAATCCGGATCAGCTCGACAGCAACATGAAAGCGACAGCCGAGCTCGACGGCAAAGCTGTGATCATCCGCGAGGAGCGAGAGGGGGGCGCGAGCGGCAAAGCCGTGATCACCGCGAGGCGCAAGCTGCTCCGCGGATACGATTATGACGAGTGGGCGATCGGCGGTGACAAAGTTGTGCGAGCCGGGCCGTTTCGATCGCAGTGTGCCGGCAAGAAAGTCAAACTCGTGCGAGCTCCGTGGAATGAGATATTCTTGCAGATTCTCGCGGCGTTTCCTGTCGGCACGTATGACGATCACGTCGACGCTGCGAGCTGCTCATACAATGCTCTCATCGACTGGCTCGAGCATCGGCCGCGCAAAATCGATCCGATAGCATGGTAGCGGGCTGGCGGCTGGCTGTGTTACAAATCCCCACATGGCCGGCGACGCTCAGCAGAAATCTCCTCTCAGCCTCATGCGCATGCTCTCCGCAATCGGCTCGAGGCTGAATTTCGCGAATCAGGCAGGCAAGACATTCGGCGGCAAGCGAGATCTGTATCAGGCTCTCGGATATCCGCGCACGATCAGCCTGCAAGATTATCGCGACAGGTTCGAGCGCAACGGTGTGGCGACGAGAGTCGTCGAGACATTTCCGCGGGCAACATGGCGAGGCGGGGGAGTGCTCCTCGAGGATGAGAATCTCGACAAGCAAACCGAATTCGAGGCGGCATGGGCGGAGCTCGACGATCGGCTCGCACTCTGGCCGGCATTCGCGATCACCGACATTCTCGCCGGGCTCGGCGAGTATGCTGTGCTCGTGCTCGGCGTCAAGGGCGGCAATCTCAGCGAGCCGCTGCCGGATAGGTTCAAAGCCGAGGATCTGCTATATGTGGCTCCGTATTCGCAAGAGGACATCGAGCTCACGACGATCGTCACCGATCCGGAGAATGCGCGATTCGGGCAGCCGGAAACATACACGCTCTCTCGAGTCGGCACTCCGCGAAACTCTGACACGATCAAACGGCGGCCGAGCAAGAGCACGCAGCTCGTGCACTGGTCGCGGCTGTTGCATGTGGCCGAGGGGCTGCTCGACGACAAAGTTTACGGCCGGCCGCGGCTCCGCAACATATGGAATTTTCTCGATGATCTCGACAAAGTGGCCGGCGGCGGAGCTGAGGCATTCTGGCTGAGAGCTCATCAGGGATTTCTCGCAAAGCTGGATCCGGATCTCGATCTCGATGAGCCGAAACTCAAGGCTCTGAAAGAGGAAATCGAGGAATTTGCGAATCAGATGCGGCGCACAGTCGGGCTCCGCGGTGTCGAGATCGAGGCAATGGGCTCCGATGTCGCCGACTATGGGCCGAGCGTCGACGCGACACTCAAGCTGATCTCAGCGAGCACAGGGATTCCGGTGCGCATCCTCACCGGCAGCGAGCGGGGGGAGCTGGCGAGCTCGCAAGACAAAACGAATTTCGATGATCGAGTATCAGATCGCCGATCGGAGCATGCCGAGCCTGTCGTCGTGCGGCCGTTTGTCGATCGACTCATCGAGCACGGAGCTCTGCCACAGCCGAGCTCGACAGCACCGAAAGCACGCAACGGATACCGCGTTGCATGGCCGGATATCGACACGCTCGACGAATCAGAGAAAGCATCTGTCGCGGTGAAGCTGTCGACGGTGAACAAACAGCAAGGCAGAACGATCGTCACACCGGATGAGATCCGTGCGGTGCTGTCGCTCGCTCCGCTCTCCGAGGTGTCGATCGACGAGGGCGATGAGGATCTCGATCTCAGTGCCGGCGACGAGCTCACTGATGATGAGGTCGATGCTCTGATGGCTCTCGCCGAGAATGGCGATGAGCGAGCTCAGGAGCTCCTCGATCGAGGGGCGATCTCTAAAAAAAAACAGAACCACGAAACGCTGCAATAGATCTCGAGGAGCCGGGCGCCGAGCCGGGCACTGAGCTCGAGCCTGAATGGAAAGCAATCCACCGGGCCGCCGACGGCAATCTCGATCGCGTCGCTGATTTCATAGGCAAGGCTATCGCGGCCGGAGCTCGCTCGATCGACACGCTCGAGCTCGAGGCTGCCATCGATGAGCGCAAGGATTTTCGAGCTCTCTCGCTCTCTCTCAAGGCGGCCGATGTAACACGAGAGATTCTCGAGGCTGATCTGCCGGAGCTGCTCCTCGAGGTGCTCGCCGACGGGGCCGAGGCGACGATCCGCTCAGCACAGGCTCGAGGCTCTTTCTATGACACGGAGCTCACCGATCAAGAGCTGCCGCTGCCACCGCTCGCACAGTGGGAGATCGACGCTCAGATCGAGGCTGAGGAGCTCGCACCGCCGATGCCGAAAGTCGCGGCCGCGGAGCCGGCGCCGGTGCCGGGCGATGTGATCACTCGCTCATTCGTGCAGTCGAATCCGCGTGCGGTGACGTGGGCAAATTGGTATTCGGCGACGCAGATCGTCGAGATCGACGGAGAGACACGGAGAGCGATCCGGCGCATCGTGAAATCCGCACTCGAGCCGCGGCGCGATGTCGATGATAGATTTCGCGGCCGGCCGCCGGCACAGTCAGCTCGCTCGATCAAGGCGAAAGTCGGGCTCACCTCGAGGCAGCATCGGGCCGTCGACAATCTCCGCAATCGGATGCTCGACGCCGGCGACAGAGCTCGCCGGCATGGGCGATCATTCCGAGTCGACGCATTCGGCGGGCAGCTCACATACGATGTCTCGCCGGGCGGGCCGACGGAGCGGCAGCTCTGCATCAGTGGCGGGCAATGAATATCGCTCGCACCGAAACGATCGACTCGGCGAGCGAGGGGCAGCGGCAAACGTGGCTCGCAGCTCGTGATCAGGGATGGCTCGACGGTACAGAAAAACGAGAATGGCTGATCACTCCTGATGATCGGCTCTGCCCTATCTGCCGACGCATGGCGGGGCAAGTGCGTGGGCTCGAGGAGCCATTCGATGCCGGCAAATTCGGTTTCGTGATGGGGCCGACAGCTCATCCTCAATGACGATGCGCCACGGGTCTAGTTAGATCCGATGCAGTCAGCAAGCCGCAGCCTGTGCAGCCGCCGGCACCGCCGAAACCGAAAAAGCCGATGCCGCCGAAACCGAAAAAGCCGAAAGCCAAACAGCCGGGCGGGCCGCCGACGAGCTCGCCACCGCCGGCGTCGATTCCGGATGCCGTGCCAGTCGTGCCGCCGGCCGTATCACCGGGGCTGCCGCTGCCGCGGCGGAGCTGGACAGAATTCGGGGGCAAGCTGCCGAGAAATGCCGAGCGTCGGCAGCTCCTCGAGGATGGGCTGAATCGAGCTCTCGAGCTCGTGCCGCCGAATCTCCGTGCGCGATTCATCGAGGTGCTCACCGATGTGAAAACTATCCGCTGGCAGTGGGCGACGAAATCGACGAGATCGGTGCGGATCCTCGGCAAGTTTCGCACGATGTATGGGCCGAATCAGCGAGTGCTCGATCGGCTCCTGATGCACGGATCGCGAGAATCTACCGCGGAATGGCTGCCGTGGCATGCCGAGAATACAAAGGTGCTGAAAGATCTGATCCGTCGGAAAAGTGCCGGAGAGATCACTCAGCTCGAGGTGAGCTCAGAATACAGAGCGTGGCTCTCTCTGAATCCGGAGCCGGAGATTTTCAGGCTCGCCACCGTCGACGAATTCGCAGGCACTCTCATTCACGAGCTCACGCATGGCATCGACTCGCAGGCCGGCGAGAATATCTTTCGGAAATACGGCATCACAAAGATATGGCAGAAAGACGGCATGCAGGCAGAATGGGCGAAAGCCTATTATCAGGGGCAGGCGACGATCACCGGCAATCTCGTGCAACCGCATGCGGGGGCTGTAAAGGATCCTCTTTTCGCATACGGTATGACGAAACCTGTCGAGGGATTGGCTGAGGCTGTCAGAATGTATTTCTCAGGCACAATCAAATCAGATGCGGCCGGCGGCAGAGTGCTCTCGGGCGTGCAATGGCGGGCCGAATATCCGGAGCTCGCCGGATGGGTGGAGAGGGTGATTCTCGGTGCCGGATAATCTCGCGGATAGATTCGACGAGCTCCGTGAGCTCGCGGCGAAAGTCGGGCTCATCGACGAGCTCGGTGACATACCGCGGCTCTCGATGGCGGTGATGGCACTCGGCGACATTCTCGGGCTGTCGCATTCGCTCGTGCTCGACACCGACATCGAGCTCGCTGAGATCATCCTCATCGCCGGCGCCGATGCGAAAGTGTCGATCGAGGATCTCGAGACAATGGGCGATCAGGAGATATGAGATGAGCAAGCAACGGAGGATGATCACATTCAGGCAAGCCGCCGGCGAGCTCCGCACAGCGGTATTCGATAAGCGTGAGCATCTCGTCGTGCCGGTGATCGCTCTGATGGAGGGCGTGATACAGGCAGCGAATGCAAAGGCTCCGGAATTCGTGCCGGCCGAGGTGCTCGGCAAATTTGCGGCCGCGTGGAATGGCGAGCCGGTGCTATGGGATCATCCGGTGATCGGCGGAGATCGAGTGTCGGCAAACGATCCTCGAGTGCTCGAGCATTACATGACGGGGCGGCTGTTCAATGCTCATATGGACGGCACTCGGCTGGCTGTCGAGGCGTGGCTCGATGTGGAGCGGGCCGCGGAGATGGGCGGGCACGCTCAGGAGAATATCGATCGAGTCAATGCCGGCGAGATGATCGAGGTGTCAGTCGGTGCATTCGTCGAGGTTGTCGCACTGGCCGGAGTTTTCAAAGGGCAACGATATTCGGTGCGATGGGCGGAGATCGCTCCGGATCATCTCGCGATGCTGCCGGCCGGCACGATCGGTGCGTGTTCGGCGGAGATGGGATGCGGTGCACCTCGAGCGGCGACGGTGTATCTCTCTGCTGCATCAGGAGCTCGCCGGCAGGCGGCCGAGGGGCTCAGCGACAATGACATCCGCGACATGCTCCGCGAGGCTCTCAGCGAGCTCGAGAGCGGATTCAAATGGCTGTTTGTCGAGGCGATGTTTGCCGATGTCGTCGTGTACTCGCTATCGGATGAGGATGGAGTCGAGGTGCTGTATGAGCGGGATTATTCCATCACCGGCGAGGCTGCCACGCTCGGCGAGGAGCGGCGAGAGGTGGAGCGTGTCGTGAGTTACGACATCGTGAATGCTGCCGGCCGCGAGGTGTGTGAGCGGGGTCCATTGCATGTGCTCACGGCCGATGGTTTACTAATGACGGCCGATAGCACTGAGGAGAATGCCGTGAAACTCGGCAACGCTGAGGGGGGAGCGGGCGTGTTTCAATCTCTCTCTGAGAAATTCAAGGGTGCCGTTCGGCTATTCTTTCGCAACAGCCAGGCCGAGGGCGAGCTCGCCGACAACGAAATCCGGGCGGCTCTCGACGCTGCTCTATTCTCGAGCGAGCCGGCATTTCTCGGCATCGAGGCTGTGTTTCCGAGCGAGTCGATCGTCGTGTATGCGGCCGCTCCGGATGGCGATATTCAATGGTTTTCTCGATCATTCGAGATCGACGATTCCGGCTCTGTGACGCTCGGTGAATCCGCTGAGGTGAAACCTGTCACGAGATTCGAGCCAGTCACCGCAGGCGGGGCGTGCGGCTGCGAGCACGAGGGAGAAACGGATATGAGCAAGGCACAACGGATCGCGGCTCTGATCGCATGCGATCGCACGCCGTTCGCTGACACAGATCAGGCAGCTCTCGAGCTGCTCTCCGAGGAAACCCTCGAGGCTCTCGAGGCGCCGGCCGAGGATGGCGACGGCGAGGGCGCCGGCGAGGGTGCTGGCGAAGCTGGCGAAGCTGGCGAGGCTGGCGAGGCTGGCGAGGCATCCGGCGGCGACGCTGCCGGCGAGGAGCCTGTGCAGGCTGCCGCGGCCGAGAAACTCACCGACGAGCAGTGGCTCGAGCGCATTCCGGAACGGATGCGGGCCGCATTGCAGCGGCAGCTCGACACTGAGGCAGAGGCGAAAGAGCTGCTCATCGTCGGGCTCGAGGGGGCTCAGGATGTTTACGATCGGCCGACGCTCGAGGGCAAGAGCATGGCCGAGCTCGAGGATATCGTGAAGCTGTGCACCGCGAGCTCGAGCTCCGAGCTGCCGGCGGATTTCACCGGCAAGGGAATGCCGCGGCAGTCGAGTGCGGCAAAGGATGAGGTGCCGGCACCGCCGAGCCTCACGGCCGGCATCCGGCAAGCGGCAGGCAAGGGCGAGGCTGTCAACTGAATACGTTAGTGCCATGTCGGGCGTGACTCGCGCACTGCAACACGGAGAGTGAACAAATGGCACGACGGGTTATCACACTCCTCGGCGATCCGATCGTCACGGAGGACGGAAACGCAACGGAGCAAATCGAGCCGGGCATGCTCATCGAGGGTGTCACCTCGATCGCACTGCTCTCGAGCACTGGCGAGCAGCCGGTGCGCGTGGCTCTCGAGCGCGACGAGCTCGGCAAGGGAATCGATGCCGTCGTCGGGAGCGGCTCCGCATCGCAGACTGCCTATTACGCGAGCGGCGACACGGTGAAAGTCGGCGCATTCAGTGGCGGCCATCGGTGGTACGGATTTCTCGGATCTGGCGAGTCGGTCGCTGAGGCTGCTCTCCTCGAGAGCAACGGTGACGGCACGCTCAAGGCTGGCACCACGAATCCTATCGCGATGGCACTCGAGACTGTCGACGCATCCGCGGCAGACACGCGGATCCGCGCCGAGGTGATGGTCTAAATCTAAGGGCGACGAGAGGGCTCGCTCTGATGAGCGCACCTCGAGACAGGGAGAAACGAGCATGACGACACGAAACGGTGCCGCAGTAAGTGGCGGCCAAAATTTCATCTCGGGAGCATCCGGGCTGTGGGCGGGGCAGCGGTTTCTCGAGTACCTCGAGCGGCACGGCACGATCGCGCCGGCAGCTCTCCGCACACTCGACACTCTCCGCAAGGATGAATGGGTGAGTTTCGACGAGGCTCTCGTCGAGGAGGGGCCGATCAGGCTCCGAGCTGTTGCGGATCTCGTCAACGCGGGGCTCGTCGCGACGATTCCGAACGGGCTCGGCAAGACGGTGCGGCAGTGGGAGAAAGTCACCGACATGAATCCGGCTGATGTGAGCCTCGACGGCAACGTCAGAACGGAGGATGATCGGCAGGAGTTTTCTCTCGAGTCGCTGCCGCTGCCGATCACGCACAAGGATTTCTCGCTCAACATCCGCACGCTGATGGCATCGCGTGAGAGGGGCGAGGCACTCGACACGACGCAGGCACGCACCGCGGGCCGGCTCGTCGGCGAGGCTACCGAAAACATGCTCATCAACGGATCGAGCAAGGTATTCGGCGGGCTCCCGATTTACGGATACACCTCACATCCTCATCGCAACACCGGCACTTTCGGCACTGGCGGTGCGTGGAGTGGCACGAAAACCGGGGAGCAGATTCTCGCCGACATGCTCACGATGAAAGGTGGGCTCGAGGCGGATCGGAAATTCGGTCCATTTTTCGGATATGTGCCGAGCGCATCGAGCACGCTGCTCGATGAGGATTTCAAGGCGAACAGCGACAAGACCACACGGATGCGGCTGCTCGAGGTCGACGGATTGCAGAGCATCCAGGTGTGCGATCAGCTCGCGGCCGGCAATGTGCTGCTCGTGCAGGGCACTCGCGATGTCGCGGAGATGGTCGAGGGCGAGCCGCTGCAAACGGTGCAATGGGACATTCACGGCGGTTTCCGCATCAACTTCAAAGCGTTTACGATTTTCGTGCCGCTCGTCAAGTCAGATGCAGAGGGTCGCTCCGGCGTGTTCCACATGACCACGTAATATCTCGGCCGCAAGGCTGAGGGCGAATGCTGAGGAGCCGGTGCCATCGAGTGCCGGCTCCTCGCAGGATCAGGAGCAGAAAACAGATGCTCACACTCAGGATCGAATGGGAGCGAGGCGGCAAACTCGAGCACAGCATGCATGAGTGCACCGAATACATGGTGCAAACTCAATCCGGCCGCACGGTGATCACGCTGGATCAGGGCAGTGCCGAGCCGACGGAGCTCACGCTCGACGGATCACAAACCGTATACGCGATGAATGAGCACGGCAAAACGATCGACAAGATCAAACCCATCAAAACGGAGAGGCGATCATGAACGCACCGATGAAACCGTATGTGCTGAAAGAGGGATCGAATCACTGGATCACGGATCCCGTTAGCGGAGAGGTGCATCTCGCAGAGGGCGGCACGATCGTCGAGCTCACGGATGCGGGGTTCGAGGCTCTCTCAGATCGTTTCGATCCTGTCGATGTCGTCGAGGCTCGAGCCGAGCATGCGGCAGAGACAGCGGCCGCGGCTGTCGAGGCTGCCGGCGGGCCGCAGGAGCCACCGATCGAGGTGAGCGAATACAAAGCCGCGGAGCTCATCCGGCTCATCAAGAAACTCGACAATGCCGAAACCGTGCGAGCGATCGCGGCAGCCGAGGCGGCCGGCGGCGATCGCGGCTCTGTGATCAAGGCAGCGAGGGCACGATTCGACGAGCTCACCGGCTGAGAGGCTGAGGCATGGCGACAACCTACGAACCGACATTGCCGACTGATCGAGATTGGGTTCGGTTTCTGATCGGCGATCGCTCGGCGACATTCTCATTACAGGATGAGGAGATCGATGCTGTGCTCGTCGAGGAGTCGAATAAATACTATGCCGCGGCACGGTGCGCGTCGGTGATTCAGGGGCTCGGCGGTGGAGCTGTTCGCAAGCGAGTGGGCAGCCTGATGCTCGAGTTTTCTGACAGTGCCGACAATGCATATCAGCGGCTCATCGACGAGCTCCGGCGCAAGGGTGCGGATGTCAATATGCCGGGGCCGGCGAAAGCGTTAGTCGTGCTCTGATGGCCGGCTCGATCGTGGCAGCTCTCGCCGATATGTTTGCACACACTCTGACGTATGAGCCGCCGGCATCGATGGACGGATGGGGCGATCACACATACGGTGCTGCTCAGCCGATTCCGTGTCACCTCGAGAAAGAGAATAAACTCGTGCGCGACAAACTCGGGCAAGAGCGAATGAGCAATGTGCAGGCGATCATCGCCGGCGATTTCGGGCTCGTGATCGAGGGGCGTTACACACTGCCGGCCGGCTGGCTGCCGAATCAGCCGCCGGTGATCAATGTGCTGAAAGAGACGGATGAGAATGGCGAGCATCATGAGGTCGTGATGTTCGGATAGCAGCAAGCAATCAGCAGCCAGCAGATAGCAGGAGCAAACGATGACAGATCGAGAGGGCGAGCGGCGCCGGCGGATTTCATGCTCGGCGCCGGCATTCTTTGGAAACGAGAGCTCATATGTGCTCGAGGCTCTCGAGCGAGGATGGATCACATCCGGCAAGTATGTGCGCGAGCTCGAGGGCGCATTCGAGCAGCTCCTCGGCCGAGCTCATGCTCTCGCATGCAGCTCAGGCACGGCAGCTCTGCACCTCGCGATGCTCGGCCGCGGCGTCAAGCAAGGCGATGCGGTGCTCGTGCCGGCACTCACATATGTCGCGACGGCAAACGCTGTGAGCTATTGCGGCGCCGATCCTGTGCCGGTCGATGTCGATCGGCGCACATGGTGCATCGATCCGGCCGACGCAGCAAACAAGATCAGCCGGCTCAAAATGTCGGGCCGGCGCGTCACCGGCGCGATCGCGGTGCATCTGTTCAATGCTGTCGCCGACATCGAGGAGCTCCGCAAGGTGATGCCGGCGGAGAGCTGGATCGTCGAGGATTGCGCACAGGCTCTCGGCGCGAGGCTGCCAGATGGCACGCCGGCCGGTGCCGCCGGCGACATCGCGACATTCTCGATGTATGGCAGCAAAACGATCACCGCCGGCGAGGGCGGCATCGTCGCCACCGACAACGATGTCACCGCCGAGATCATGAGGCTGTTTCGCGGGCAAGGGCAGACGGAGCCGGGCGCATATGAGCACAGGGTGATCGGATACAATTATCGGCTCTCAGATCTGGCGGCCGCGGTGGCATGCGGGCAGCTCGAGGGGCTGATCATGAAACTCGCTCGGCGTTTCGTCGTCGTCGATCTGTATCGCGAGCTCCTCGGCGACATCGCCGGGCTCGAGATGCAAGGCACGCTCGAGGGCAGCGAGCCGGGCGCGTGGGCTGTGAGCGTGATCCTGCCGCGGGGCATCAATCGCGAGGAGCTCCGTCGAGATCTCGATGAGGCGGGCATCGAAACGCGGCCGATGTTCGTGCCGATCAGCCAGCTCGAGGCATATCGGTATTACGAGCTCGCACCGACACCGATCGCATCGCAGATCGCCGGCCGCGGGCTCACGCTGCCGACGCATGAGCGGCTCGATGAGCTCGATGTGCGCTATGTCGTCGCCGAGCTCGAGCATGCGATCACATCGCAGAGGAGCGGATCATGAATCTCGGAGAGAGGAGCATCGTGCTGTCGATGGCTGCCGCTGAGGCATGGGATGAGATGCGCAAGCTGCACGGCTCGAGTGATCTCGCTGTCGCAGCCGACGTGCAGGATCCGGTGATAATTCTCCGAGCTCAGCATTTGTATTCGGCGACGACAGCACGCATCGATTCATTCGTGAAACTCGAGTGCGGCGAGGGCATGCTCCTCGGCGAATATGTGCACATCGCATCGCACTGTCACCTCGGCATCGGTGGCGGCATCACGATCCTCGAGGATGGCAGCTCATTCGCATCGGGCTCGAGGATCATCACGGGCAGCAATGTGCCGAGCCGCGGCCGGAGCTGCTCCGCGGTGGCACCGGGCAATGTCATCACGCGATCATTCGTGCACATCAGGCGGAACGCGGTGCTGTTCGCCGGCGCGACGATCTTGCCGGGTGTGACGATCGGCGAGAATGCTGTCGTCGCGGCCGGAGCTGTCGTGCGCGAGGATGTGCCGGCGTTCGAGATATGGGGCGGGCTGCCGGCTCGCAAGATCGGAGAGCTCGCGTGAGCAGATGGCCGGCATGGCAGAGGATGCTCGATTATTGGGGCACGCCGAGAGCGGGCAAGCTGGCCGGCGGTGGATATATGGGGCAGCACGATCATCCGCTGCATGGGGCACACGGAGCTCGCGAGCCATGCCGGCACGGAGTTGTCAATCGAGTGTGCGATCGGTGCACTCGAGCAAACGAGCGGCGCGAGCTCGTGCTGCGATTCGCTCCGGCGATCGCTGTGATCCTCGGGCTCATCGCAGCGGTGATATTTTACGGAGCAACCGCGGCAATATTGTGGCGGATGTGGGCGAGCTCCTGAGATGCGATCTGCGGGCCGATCTCAGTGCTGCATATGGGGGCAAGGGCATGGCCGGCCGGCTCGTGCTGGCTGGCAGGGGCGCAATCCTGTGGGCATTCTGAGCAGCAGAGGGAAAGAGGTGCACAATGCAGCCTGATGAGGCATGGCAGCAGATCAGCGAGGCGATTCCATCGCTGCATTTCCATCGGCCGGAGCAGCGGCAGCAGCCGCTCGGATTCCGGCGCGGGCTGGCTCAGCTCGTCGAGCAATTGCGGGATCCGAAACATTCATTCGAGCCGGGGATCAGATATCTCGAAATCGGCACTCGACTCGGGCACTCGCTCGCTCTCGTCGCTCTCCTCGCCGGCGACGCTCTCGAGCTCGCGGTGTCGGTCGACGCATACATCGCCGAATATGGCGGAGAGCCGAACGGGCTCGACATCACGGAGCTGAATCTCGCCGCGGCCGGCGTCGACGCGAGCAGAGTCGAGCTCTGGCGCGGAAACTCTCACCGCGTGCTGCCACATCTCGCCGGCGACGGGCGCACGTTCAATCTGATTCTCGTCGACGGCGATCACACCGACGACGGAGCTCGCCGAGATCTCGAGGATGCACTCGAGCTCCTCGAGGATCAGGGCGTGATCGTGTTCGATGATTGCGAGAATGGCAGCGAGGGCAATCTCCTCGATGTGTGGCGGGCATTCATCGAGGCGCACGGCGAGGTGCTGAGGATCTCGAGCCATGTGCAAGAGCTCGAGCATCCGGGCGTGCCGGCATGGGCGTGGGCCGCGAAAGGAATGGTGACATGATCGAGATCATCAGCCTATGGCGAAACGATGCCGGCCGCCGGCTCGAGGATCGAGTCGAGCATCTCCTCAGCAAGAGCTCGCGGAATCATCCGATCGTGTGGAGCTGGTATGTCGGCGATTCCGACGACGACACACTCGAGCTCCTCGACGGGCTGGCACACCGGAATGTGAATGTGCGGCGAGCTGACACCGGCATCGAGGGCGGCGGCATCGAGGTGTGCCGGCAGCGAGGCTCTGCCACCGCGACAAAGGCATTCTCGATGATCAACTCGAAAGCCGATTTCGTGCTGTTGCACGAGTCGGATCTGCTCTCTCCGCCGGATGTGATCGATCAGCTCCTCGATGCCGGCGGTGGCGAGCTCTGTGCTGGCTGGCCGGAGATCCAGCTCGGCACCGGCCGGCAATTTTATGACGTGTGGGCATACCGCGATCTCGAGGGGCGGCAATTCGAGCCGCGGCCGCCACACGTTCGGAGATGGGCAAAGGTGCGGCACGCTCCGTTTCGCGTGGGCGGATTCGGCAGTGTGTGGATCGCACCGGCCGAGCTCGTCACCGGCAGAGTGATGGAGTCGCGAGGGATCCTCGAGCTCTGTGAGCAATGGAGGGCTGAGGATGTGCCGATGTGGGTCGATCCAGCAATCAAGATCGAGCAGCCTGTCGATCTGTGGAATGGAGGATGAGATGAGAATCGTGATCGTTTCAGCATTCAGGAACATGAGCACTCGCATCACCGGATATTTCCGACAGGTGCACGCTCTCGATGAGCACATCGGGCCGGCGCATTCGGTGCGTGTCGTCGCGGTGCAGGGCGATAGCTACGATGAGACAGAGCTCGAGCTCGCGCACATGGCCGAGCTCTGGCAGATTCCGACGGAGATCATCACGCACGAGCACGGATGCAAGGTGTTCGGCTCGACAGAGGAGCCGGCGAGGCTCGAGGCTCTCACCGGCGTGATGATCGCCGGCATGAAAGCTGTGCAGAAAACCGACGACATCATGCTGTATGTCGAGAGTGATCTGCTCTGGCAGCCGCATCAAGTCGGCAGCATCATCGACATGGCCGAGCGACGTGATGAGGAGCTCGACGTGATCGCTCCGCTCTGCATGGCCGGCGAGGCATTTTATGATATATGGGGCATGAGAGGGCTCGACGGTGAGCGATTCTCTCCGTTCGTGCCGTATCACGCCGACACTGCCGGCAAGCGTGACGGGCTCGTCGAGGTGGAGTCAGTCGGCTCGTGTTTCGCGGTGCGTGCCGCGGCCGCGATGAAAGTGCGGCCGGTGGGCAAAGACGGGCTGAGATCATGGTGCCGCGGAGCTCGGAAAGCGAAACTCCGCATCGGCGTGGCACTCGCGTTTCATGTGAATCATCCTGCGTGAGAGAGGAGCTGCATCCGTGAGAGCGTGTGTGTATGCAAGCGAAAACCTGAGCGGCGCGATGCGGCGGATCGAGCTCGCATTGATCCTGCACGCTCCTGCCGGCGTGGAGTGCGTGAGAGCGGCCGAGATGGCTGATCTCGTCGTGCTGCATGCAGTAGGGCATCCGGATACTCTCGAGGCTGTGCGGCAGGCACAGGGCCGCGGGCAACGGTACGCGATCATTCAGTATTGCGTGCGATCGACTCAGGAGCCGTGCACCTCGGAGTGGCTCGAGATGTGGGCCGGTGCAGAGCTCGTATGGAGCTATTACGATCTCATCGAGCTCATGGCCGAGGATGGGCTGAGCCTCGAGGGATTCCGTTTCTTTCACGCTCCGCTCGGCGTCGACTCCGCGACGTTCGTGCAGTATCCGACAGTCGGTGAGAGATTCGCGATGCTGAGCTCCGGATATGTCGCGGAATCAGAATGTGTGCTCGAGGTGGCCGAGGCAGCTCGGCGCATCGGCCGGCGATCGTTTCACCTCGGGCCGCCGATGGCAGGATTCGGGCCGCACGTCGAGCAGCAGCTCGGCATCACCGACGACGAGCTCGCGAGAATCTACTCGAGGTGTGATGCAGTCGCCGGGCTCCGGCGTGTCGAGGGATTCGAGATGCCGGCGGCCGAGGGGCTGTGCTGTGGAGCTCGGCCGATCGTGTTCGATGCTCCGCACTATCGGCAATGGTTCGATGATTGGGCTGTGTTCGTGCCGGAGCTCGATCCGCCGGAGCTCACCGATGTGCTCGAGGAGATCCTGCGTGCCGGCGTCGAGCCAGTGACGAGAGAGGAGCGGCGAGCGGCCGCGGCTCTGTTTGATTGGGGGACGATCCTGCCGGCATTCTGGCAGGCAGCGACAGAGAGGATGATCAGCGAATGAGAAAGCGTTTGCTATGGGTCGGCGATGCGGCATGCTCGACAGGATTCTCGAGGGTGACACATCATGTGCTCGAGGTGCTCCGCGAGGAGTGGGATGTGTCGGTGCTCGGCGTGAATTACTACGGAGATCCGCATGAGTATCCGTATGACATTTTCCCTGCGTCGAGAGCCGGCTCCGATCTGTTCGGATTCTCGAGGCTCGGCAAGGTGGCGAGCAAACTCCGGCCGGATCTGATCGTCGCACTGACGGATCCGTGGCATGTGTCGCGGTATCTGAAAGAGGCTGGCAATTGTCCGCTGATCGCGTCGGTGATGGTCGACGGAGAAAACTGTCGCGGCACCGGGCTGAATGGATCTCTCGCGGCGATTTTCTGCACTGAATTTGGAATCGAGCAAGCGAAACTCGGAGGCTACCAGGGGCGAGCCGCGGTGATCCCGCTCGGCGTCGAGCTCGACATTTACAAACCGATGGATCGAGTGCACGCTCGCAAGGCTCTCGGCATGCCGCCGGGGCTGCATGAGGATGCATTCATCGTGGGCAACGTCAACAGAAATCAGCCGAGAAAGCGGCTCGATCTGACGCTCCGATATTTCACTCGCTGGATCCGCGAGCACAATCGCGATGATGCATATCTGTATCTGCATGTCGCACCGACAGCGGATCAGGGATGGGACATCAATCAGCTCGCGAAGTATTACGGCATCGCATCGCATCTGATTTACGCTGAGCCGGATGTGTTTGTCGGTGTGCCAGAGTCGGCACTCGCGGCAGCCTATGCGACATTCGACTGCCAGATCACGACGACACAGGGCGAGGGATTCGGGCTCACGACACTCGAGGGCATGGCATGCGGTGTGCCGCAGATCGTGCCGGATTGGAGTGCACTCGGCGAGATCGTCGAGGATGCCGCTCTCAGGGTGCCGTGCACGTCGACGGCCGCGACACCGCAGATGATCAATGCCATCGGGGGCATCGCCGATGAGGTGGAGTTTGTCGCATGTCTCGAGCGCATGTATGCCGAGCCAGCTCTCCGCGATCAGCTCCGAGCTCGAGGCATTCAGCTCGCGGCTCAGGAATGCTATCGTTGGCCGAGGATCGGGCAGCAATATGCGAGCATCATCGATCAGTCGATGAATCCGATCAGTCGGCTCGAGCGCGTGGGGCAAACCGATGGCGAGAGCGAGGCTGCAAGGCGAGAAAGAGATGCAGGCGAAACTCCGCGAGATCGCAAAGCATTTCCCTGATCGCACCGCACGAGCTCTATTCAAGTTTGCCGAGATGGAAATCATGACGCCGAGCAAACGGAGTTACGTGCCGATCGACGACGGGCCGCTCCGCGATTCTGGATTCGTGGATATACCATCACGCAAAGGCACGATGATCATCGTCGATATGTTCTATGGGGGGGCATCGGCTCCGTATGCTCTCGCGATTCACGAGCATCCGAGCCAGTACGATCCGCCGAGCTGGCAGGGTGCCACCGGCGGAGGGCGATCAGGAGCATTCTCGGGCGAGGTGCGATTCGTCACCGGCGGGCCGAAATATCTCGAGCTGCCGATGATGGCGAAGGTGCCGACAATGGCGCGTGATCTTGCAAAACTGATCATGTTGGACAAAACTGCATAGCTATGACGGCATGGTACAGAGAGATCAATCCGGTGAGCGAGGAGCGAGACATCGGGCTCGACAAGAGCGGCCGATCTCTGTATTCGTTCAATATCAATGTCGTGAAAGCGAGCTCCGATGCGTTTCTCGAGGAGATCATCGGGCTGCTCGTCGCTGCCGGAGTCGGTGTGTTTAGCGTTGACATTTTCGCCGGCAGCAAGCCGCTCATGCCTGATGATGACGGAGTGACACCGATTCTCTCAGTGATTGCAACGGGGGGCGCGACGCCGGAGCGGACGCACAACGAAATCGCTCCACCGGCATATCAAAGGCCGAGCGCACAAATTGTCTCGAGGGCGTCGTCGCAAACCGCGGCGCGAACGATGGCGCGAAATGCCTATAACGCACTCGTCGGCATTCGGAATCAGACTGTCGTCGGGTAACAGAGGGAGATGAAACATGGGCGATGCCATCAGCGCACAAGGCACAATCATCGAACGCGATCCGCTCGGAGTGGGTTCGTTCGCGGCGATCGCCGAGCTCCGCGATATCAGCGGGCCGGCGTTGTCAAGAAACCCCATTGAAACGACGAATCACAACGACGACGATGAGAGTTTCGTCGTCGGCATCCGCCGGCACGGCGAGGTGACATTCACTGTCGGATACATTCCGACAAACGCGAGCCATTCGGCCGCGACGGGGCTCATCGGGAGTTGGCAGGCAGGGGCTCGTGATGTGTTTCGCGTGACGTATCCGGACGGCACGGAGTGGGTTTTCTCCGGATACATCAGCAATTTCGCATCCTCGGCGCCGGTCGATGATGGACTCACGGCCGACGTGAGCATCCGCACGACAGGGCAGATGATGTTCAACGAGTAAACCGATCACTGCCGGCGAGCTCCTCGGCTCGAGGATTGCCAGCAGCAGCAGCAGGAGAGGCATCATGGAAAGCATCGAGAGTTACGAGAGCATGACGGGCAAGCTGTTGACAGCCGAGGAGATCCTCGCGGCCGACGATCTCACGCACACCGATGTGCCGGTGCCAGAGTGGACACCGGGATACATCGAGGGCGGAGAGCTCGAGGCACGCAATGTGCGGCTGCGAGTGATGACAGCCGATGAGGCGATCGTATTCGCGACGAGCACACAGAGCGGCGACGCCGGGCAACGGAATGAGCTCGTCGTGACGCTCATCGCAGCATGCGCGATCGACGAGAACGGTGAGAGGCTATTCTCGCAGGAGCAAGTCGGAGCACTCAAGAAAAAGTCATTCGTTGTGTATCAGCGTTTGCAAGAGGCTGTGCTGCTCCTGAATGGATTTGCAGATGAGGATGATGCCGCCGAGGCGGAAAAAAAAGGCTGAGAGAATCCGGCGGGCTGAGATTCGCATATCGGCTCGCGGCCGAGCTCGGCGAGTGGGATGTGAGAGGCATGCTCCGCGGCATGTCGATTCACGAATTCCGACGCTGGCGGGCGTATTACGACATCGAGCCATTCGGCGAGGAGCGGGCAGATTTCAGGGCGGCGTCGATTGTCGCGACGCTCCTGAATATCTATCGCAAGCGGGGCACGAAAGCGATCAACATCAACGATGTGCGGATCAGATTCGGCGATGAGGCAAAGCCGAAAAAGCCGAGCTGGCAGGCTCTCAAGGCAATCGGGCAGATGATCGCAGGAGCAGCAAACAGGCAGACACCGAAGCGATAACAGTAGCAGCAGCGGGGGGCGAGCCATGACACGAGGAGCACGATCATGGCAGTCGATATCGGTGAGCTGCGAGGGCGTCTAACTCTCGACGATCAACTCACGAGGAAACTCGATCTCGCCGGGCAGAAAATCACCGCGGCCGGCAAGCGGTGGGAGAAACTCGGCACTCAGCTCACCGGGCTCGGCTCTCAGCTAAATCGCACTGTCACGCTGCCGCTCCTCGCGGCCGGCGGTGCGGCTCTCACTCTCTCCGCGCAATTCGAGACATCTCTCACAAAGATCGAGACACTCGTCGGCAAAACCCGGAAAGAGGTCGAGGGATTCCGTGATGGGATCCTCGAGCTCGCCGGCGAGACAGCAAGGGCACCTCGCGAGCTCGCCGATGCTCTGTTTGTCGTCACCTCTGCCGGCGCGAAAGCCGGCACGGAGCTCGACATTCTCGAGAGGGCTGCGAAAGCGTCGGCCGCGGGGCTCGGCGATACGGTGGAGATCGCTCGAGCTGTCACCGCGGCGATCGCTGCGTATGGCTCGGAAAATCTCACCGCTGCAAGGGCAACGGATATTCTCGTCGCCACGGTGCGCGAGGGCAATCTCGAGGCGGGAGATCTCTCCGGCAGCCTCGGCCGCGTGATCGGCATCGCGTCGCAAGTCGGTGTCACGTTCGAGCAAGTCGGCGGATTCGTCGCCACATTCACGAGGCTCGGAGTCAACGCTGAGGAAGCTGTCACATCTCTCCGCGGCGTGCTCTCCGCGGCGATCGCACCGACAGAGGGAGCCGCAAAGGGACTCGAGGCGATGGGCACCTCGGCCGAGGAGCTCCGTGCAAAGATCGCCGACGATGGGCTCGATGCTGCTCTCCGTGATCTCGTCGCTCGATCCGAGGGCAACGTCACCGCATTGCAGGCTGTGATTCCAAACATCCGAGCTCTCTCCGGCGTGATGGGCACCGCCGGTGCGCAGGGCGAGGTGTTCTCACAGATCAATAAGAACATTGCGAATTCCGTCGGCATTCTCGATGAGGCATTTCAGCGCACGACGGAAACGACGGGATTCAAGTTTCAGAAATTTCTCACTGAGCTGAGAGCGACGGGCATCAAACTCGGCGACGAGCTGGCACCGACATTCATCAAGATTCTGAGCGGGGCGACGAAGCTCGCGACGGGCATCGGCAAGCTCGTCGAGGTGTTTGCTAGCCTGCCGGAGTGGGTACAAACATCGATCCTCGCTCTCGCCGGCATCGCGATCGCGGCCGGGCCGGTGCTGACTGTCGTCGGCAATCTCACACTGCTATTCGGCAAACTCGCTGTCGTGCTCGGCGGGCAGATGGTGGCCGGCACAGCAGCCGCGGCCGCCGGCACGACGACACTCACGGGCTCCGTCGTCGCACTCGGCTCCGCGGTGATGGCGATCTCGATCGGCATTCTCGGGCCGGTGGGCATTGTCGCGGCGATCGCGATCCTCGGCGTGAAACTCGCAAACGCGAAAGCCGATGTCGAGGAAGCGAATTTCGCATTCGCTGAGGCGACAGGCAAAATGCAGGGGCTCGCCGACGGAGCTCGAGCTGTCGAGAATGCATTTCTCGAGGGGGGCGTGCCGGGAGTGCAAGCGTTTCTCGAGACACTCGATCCAGCCGTCGTCAAATCACAGGAATTCGCGGCGCAAGTCGGGCAATTGCAGGCAGCCGGCCGGCTCACTGGCGAGGAATTTTCTCTCGTCGCCGATGCGGTGCACGGATTCCGGGGTGCCGTCGAGGAGATCGTCGAGCCGATCGCAGTCGTGAACACCGCACTGACGACGACGAAAACGACAGCCGAGGAGCTCGACGAGATGCTGAGCACTCTCGGGCTCACGACGGTGGCGAATGTCAGCTCCGAGCTCGAGACATTCGCGACAGTGCTCGCGAGCGGTGTCGTGCCGACTGAGCAGATGGTCGCGAAACTCGATGAGCTCATCCTCGATTATACGGAGCTCGGCATTCTGACGCCGGAGCTCACCGCGACGATTCAGGAGCAGATTCTCAAGCTGATCGAGCAGGGTGCGACAGTCACAGATGCGCAAGTCGCGATGCTGGACTATGCGACAGCGATGGAAATCGCCGGCGAGCGAGCTCTCGAGGCGGCAGCCAAACAAGAGGAGCTCACGCAAGCTGTCGAGGGTTTCATGACACGCACCGCCGGCGCGATGGATCAGTATACGCAGGGGATCCTCGACAGCCAGAACGTCACAGGCGAATTCGTGACGGCACTCTCCTCGAGCGGGCCGCCGGCGACGGGATTTTTCAGCACGATCAGCAACCTATTCGGCGGGCTCACCGGCACAGCGACAGAATCCGGCGAGAGCTCCGGCGGTGGATTCCTATCGGGGCTGGCGGGCATGTTCGGCGGTGGCGGTGGCGGTGGCGGTGGCATCGGTGGTTTGTTTCAGAGTGCTCTCGGCGGGCTCGGCGGGCTGTTCGGTGACGCGGGCACTAGCACCGGCGGTGGATTTCTCTCGAGCATCGGCAGCATGCTCGGCGGTGCTGGCGGTGGGCTCGAGGGCGGGCTCCGCGGGATATTCGCGAATGCTCTGAATCTCGTGCCGATCGTCGGGCCGATCCTGTCGCAATTCGCCGGGCCGCTGTTCGATGGGCTCAAGGCGATCGGCGGCAAAATCATCGGATGGGTCAAGGGACTGTTCGGGCCGAGCGAGCAAGAGCTCAAGGCTCGCGAGATCGCAAACTCGATGAATCAGGTTTTCATCGATATGCTCGATCATCAGCAGCAGCTCGAGTCGGGCGGCGAGCTGTGGGCTCAGCAGAATATCGCGATCCGTGATTCGTTTCTCGCCATAGGCAAATCAGAGGCAGAGGCAGAGGCAGCGGCGCGAGGACTGCAAGAGGCAATGCGGCAGGGGCCGGAGGCGGCACAGGCTGCGATCAATGGGCTCACGGCCGTGACGGATGCAGTGCAGGCCGCGATGGATTCGACGGGGCTCTCGCTCCTCGATCTCAGGAATAAGGTTTACAACACATCGAAACGGATGGGCATCAGCACCGCTGAGGCATTCAAGGTCGTGACGGATACTGTCATCGCCGGCGTCGAGGAAACCGCGGCGGCGATCGACACGACGCTCGCAGAGGTGCCGCCGACAATCGTCGAGGCGACGAACACAGCCGCGACGGAGCTCGAGAAAATCCAAGAGACAGCCGCACAGGCAGCAGCGGCCGCGGCGAGCTCGACGGCAATAGCATTCGAGACAGCCGCGATCGATGCGAGCGGATCGATCCAGCAGATCAGCACGGAGCTCGTCACCTCGATGAGCTCCGCGACGGATTCCGTGCTCGAGAGCGTCACGGCCGTGCCGGCCGCGATCGAGGATATGACAGAGGAAGCGAAAATCGCACTCGATGACATGCAGGCTGAGGCAATCGAGAAAGCCGCTCAGAGTGCCGGCGAGATTCAGGATGTGTTCGATGATATCCGCATCAACATTCCGATCGAATTCGACGTGCACGAGCCAAAGCTGCCGAAAGGTGGCGGCAAGGGCGGCGACAATGGCGACAAGGGAGGCGGCGAGGCATTCGCTGCCGGCACCGGCACCGGCGGAGCGTTCCAGAATTTCGGCAGCGGCACGAGTGCCACATTGCACGGAGAGGAAGCGGTGATCACAAAGGGACAAGGGCAGAGCCTCGCGATGATGATCGAGAGAGCTATCGGCTCCGGCGGCGGCGCGGTGGCATTCGGGCCGCAAACGGTGACGCTCGTCGCCGACGGGCAGAAACTCGCCGAGGTGGTAATTCGACACGAGCCTCGAGCTCTCGGCAACAAAGGGCTGAGGCGCATCTGATGGGCATCGTCGTCGAGCAAAACAACCGCGGCACGAATGGCACATCGCAGACATTCAATGCGACATTCGGCTCGACGCCGAGCTCCGGCAATCTCCTGATCGCTCTGCTCACGCACGATGAGGTGGGCACTGATATCGCGACGCTCACCTCAGCCGGATGGGTACGGCAGGCGACATACATCGGCGCCGGCACAGTGATGCGGTGCTCCGTGTGGGCAAAGTTTGCGGGCGGTGGCGAGGCGACGATCGTCGCATTCGATCTCGGCGAGATCAATCGGCGAGCTCACGGGCATGTGCTCGAGGTGTCGGGCGTCGCATTCACGGAGCTCGAGACAGTCGACAATGCCGATTTCGTCGGCGGTGAAAACACGATCGGCGGCAGCTCGAATCAGGTCGACTCGGCTCTCGAGATTCGCAGCCAGCTCGTCGGCGTGTCGATCGTCGGCATGCTCGGCGCGATCACTGACGGCACGGGCTCGTATGATTCCGGGCTCTCACTCGTCGACGATTGGAGCAACAATTTCCGCGGCAGCATGATCGGCATCATCGAGGGCAGCGGCGCGAGCCTGCAACCGACTGCGAGCTGGACATCCGCACGCACAAACTCTCAGATATTCGTTCGCATCGGGCTCGCTCCGCCGGAGCCGGGCATCACGGTGAAAGTCGCCGGCGTCGATGTCACAGAGAAATGGGTCTATCGCGGCGAGCTCGGATGGGAGGATCCGCTGAATGGCCGCGGCACCGGCAGCATCACGTTCGGTGATTTCGTCGGCGGATTCGTGCCGCTCGACGGGCAAACATTCGAGATCATCGACACCGGCATCACCGCATTCGCCGGCATCCTGATGGAGCCTCAGCGAGTCGAGGATGAGGGCAGCGGTTTCATTTTCTATACCTGCATTCTCGGCGATTACAACATCCTCGCGGATCGTCGATTCGTCGGCGAATCGTATGACGGGCAAGCTGTCGAGCTCGTCGTGAGCGGTGTCGTCACCGATCATATGGACGGCGAGGGCATCGTGCTCGATGGAGTCGAGGCAGGGGCCGCGATCGGCGATGCGACATTTGCAAATATACCGTGCACAGAGGCATTCAACGCGATCAGCGATGCGATCGGCCGCGCATGGTGGATCGAGAAACAGAGCAACGATGGGCCGCTGAATATGAACATGCGAGATCGCACCTCGATCTCGGCGCCGGCGGCTCTCGATGGCGATACGTGCCTGATGGGCACGGTGAGCGTCAGAGAGGATCGGCAGAAATACCGGAATGAGCAGATCGTGCGAGCTGGCACGGATGAATTTCCGATCCTCGCGGTGAGCGGAGATGTCAGTGAGCAAATGGCGCGGGCTGCCATCGAGGGCACGAGCGGCATATACACCGCGATCGTCGACAAACCTGAGATCCTGAATCCGGATGTCGCGATGGAGTATGCCGCGGATCTGCTCGAGCGATTCGCTGAGATCACGAAGGTTGTCACATGCCAAACACGCACGCCGGGATTTCATGCCGGCATGAGTGCCGTCGTCGATTTTCCTAATTACAACGTCAACAGCGAAACGATGCTCGTCGATTCTGTCACGGCACTCGTCGTGAATGAGGATGGACTCGATGTCATTTGGTACACGATCACCGCGATCACCGGCGATCCGTTCGGCGGCTGGATGGAGCATTTCCGCAAGGCTGCTCCGATACATGGGCCGCTGAGATTCCAGAATAATCCGGGGCTGTTCAAAGTGCCGGCGATACCGGGCTCAGTGATTCACGATCCGGATCCGGGCGACGAGGAGTGGTTTCAGGGCACCGATTCCGGCACGCTCGACGGCTCGGCGAGCTCTCTCGGATTCACTCCGGATGGGGCGAACATGATCACGGTGCGGCGCGGGCCGGTGGCACTGCCGCGGCAGACATTTGTCGAGCTCCGTGCGATCGTCGATCACGTTGCATCTCCGTCGGCGTCGGTGATCAATTTTGACGAGCTCGTGTCGGGCGGATTCAAACAGAGCGTCGCGGTTTCAGAGGATTCGCGATATGTGGCATTTGTCTACACGGCCGCGAATCCTGTGCTCGCGATCGTGAATCTGCAAACGCGCTCGCTCGTCGGATCTGTCGCGACGAATCTGCCGAATAATGCGAACGCAGCAGAGGCGCAATGGATCGGAGATTATCTCTACTGGCCGGCGCAAAATACGGCCGATCTGCATGTGTTCGATCTGTCGCGGGTGGGATCGCCGGTGGAGCTCACTCCTCTCACGACATCATGCTCGCTGCTCTATTCGGTGACACGCTCGAGCGATGGCGCGTGGCTGTATGGCTCCGGCGATGACACGAATATCATCAGCATCGATCTGAGCGATCCGGCGGCGCCTGTCGAGGATACGGTGCTCGCGGTGGCCGGCGATTATTTCAGCATCGACATCAACGAATTCGATGACATGCTCGTCGGATTTCAGCGGCTCGGTGCCAGCGATGTGCGCTATGTGACGATCGATGTCGCCGAGGGCGCGATCACAATCAATACGGAGCTCTCGATCAGTCTCGCGACAAACGTGATGGATGGGCGTGCCGTGATTTTCTTTGGCGGCCGAGCGATCTGTTTCTCGTTTCAGGATGTCGGTTCACCGGCGAATTCTCTCGAGGCGCATGTGTTCGAGGTGAGTGAGGCGGGCGTCGCATCGTACCTCGAGACACTCTCATACAATCATCCGACAATCGGCAACATCGGGCCGGTGCGAGATCTCGCGACACGGCAGATCGGATACATATACGGATTCAACGCCGGCGCACAGATCACATACGGAGAAACCGAATTCGACACGATCAAGCCGCTCTCGATCGACAGGCCACAGCGGGCAGGATTCGGCGGCACCGGCATCGGCGAATTTCTCAAGGGCGATACGATGTTTGCGGCGACGAAACTGCCGACTGATCGGAAATACAATGGAGCTCTCTCGAGGCTCTCGATCGGTGAGCAAGGGCAGCTCTATACGGTGGCGAGCGGCGGGCTGCCAGCATGGGAGGATCGATTCAAGCCGGCATTCTATAACGGCACGTTTCTCGAGACATTCGATGCACTCGTGACGAGCGACGGGGCGACAGTGACGATGAGCCTCGAGCAATCCGGCGGCGGCACTCTCACGATGCGTTTCTCCGATGGCTGGACGGAGCTCGACACCGATCCGGCCGCGACACTGATACTCACCGCCGGCAGCGACACCTCGCCGACAGAGAATTTCGTTTTCATCCCACGCAGCACGAAAGTGATCACGCTCAGCACCTCGGCATGGCCGAGCGAGGAGCACATCAAGATCTCGTATTTTCTCGTGCCGTCGGCGACAAAGGTGCAGGCTGATGGCTGCTACGTGAATCAGAATTGGAATGATCACGATGCCGGCGTCGACGGGCAGGGGCATATGTCGCACATGGCCGAGCGATCACGCCGGCTCGGAGCTGAGTATTTCGCCGGCATCGACGGCAACGGCACGACGGGATATCTCACGATCACACCGGGCTCGCCGGATACCGTCGATTTCCTGAGCACGGCCGGGCTGATCTATCAGATGCACCGGCACACGGTGCCGCTCGTCGATATGAGTGCCGGCGACACCGCTCTCGTCGTGAATGATTCGGTGACGGCATACGACGAGATCGCCGATCTGAATGTGCTGCTCACCGATGCGGCCGGCGGCTCGATGGCGAATCGGTATTTCAATCTCGTATTTTGGGCGGTCGCAAACAAGAGCGGCGAATACGCTCCGCTCATGGTGAATCTGCCGGGCGGCAGCTATCTCTCGCAGAGCGGAGCCGAGCAAGACACGAGCGGATTCGATGTGTTCTCGATGCCGGCCGCATTCAACAGAGAGAGCTCGACGGGATTCCTGATCGCTCGAGTGACACTCAAGCATTCGCCGAGCGGTGGCGGCTCGTGGACTCACATCGGCACTGTCGATCTGAGGGGGCTCACGCCGGCGACAGCGGCCGGCGGTGGCGGAGCGGCAGCTCTCACGCAATTCGCCGACAATGCGTTTCGCGTGTTCGATGAGGGGGATGTGACGAAGCTGCTCGCATTCGAGCTCACCGGGCTCACGACAGGCACGACACGCACGCTCACAGTGCCGGATGCGAGCGGCACGATCGCACTCGTGGGCGCGAGTGTGCCGCTCTCAGGGGCGACGCTCGTGCTGAATGATGGCGGCACCGGCGCCGGCACGACGCCGAGCATCCGGCTGTTCGAGAATGATGACGGTGCCGGCAATTACGACATGCTCGAGATCACCGAGAATTCGATTCTCACGGTGGCAGCCGGCAGCGGCACACTCCGATCGCTAGCAATCGGGCCGACGGGGGCGAGCTGGGCACTCAACACCGCGGGCAATTGGGCGCCGAGCGGTGATTTCAATCTCGGGCTCTCGAGCTCGCCGGTGGGATTTCTCCGGCTGAAAAACGCGGGGGGCATCTCGATCAATGATTCTCTCGGCAATGCTCGCGTCGTGCTCAGTGTCACCGCGGCTGATCGGCTCGATT